AGAAGTCCATTGAGCTCTTTAAGCTCGGAGGCCATGCTGGTCTCTAGCTCCAGCTGAGTTGTCTTCATCAGGTCCAGGTTGACGTGGTGCCCCACTAATTCAATCCACTCGTAGAGGCGGGACATGGGCATCATCAGCTCAAAGAATAGGTTCCTGGTTTCCAGGTCTTTCATCAGCTCCTTGCTGAAGAGACGGTACAACTGGTACGTGTAGAAGCAGTCCAGAGCGCAGTACCTGAAGAACTTCTCATTGGTAACTCCCCGTCCCAGCTTCTCATCCAGTGTCAGATCGTAGTCGGGGGCATCCAGATAGAATCTGGAGAGCTCCTTCAATCCATGGGGGCTGTTCTCATCCAGCATATAATGAGCCAGCATGGTGTCGAAGTAAGACTCGAAGTGTACGCCTATCTTTCGGCGTATCCACAGACTATCGAATTTGATGTTATGGCCAATGGCCCGCTTACCCGCCTTGCCAGCCATCCATCGGAGTAGGTCATTCTGGGCCTCGGTGGGTAGAGTAGACCCCTTGCGTATGGGAATGATCCAGGCTACATTGCATCGGGGTAGGTAGGTTCCTACGCAGTTGATGAAGGACTCGGGGTTGTAGTGATCCAGGCCGGAGGTTTCTAAGTCATACGCAAACTCAGCTTCAGCTTCAAAGGCTGCTTTGAACTCATCCAGAGTGGATCTGTCCACTACCTTTACCAGGAGCTCAGCCACTACGGTTTGCCTCCCCTGAGTGAGCTCATAGAAACGACGAAGCGTTCGCTTGAACTCCTTCAGCTTACCCGGATCACGCAACACATAGGCTGGAGAGAAGCAGGGCATGTAAGTGATGCCATCCCGCTCGATGATCTTCCCCACTACGGTGGTGATCTTGGCTTCCTTAGCCAGGGACTTGGTAGCGGCTGCCCCAAGGGTTAGGATGAACTTGGGCTTGTTCGCTTGGATCTCATCCTGTATGTATCGGCCACAGACCTTGATGTCAGCGGGCTCAGGTTTCACTCCATCTGGAGCTGAGCATTTCACGATACCCGTATAGTATGGGACTGTATTGAATCCAGCGATCCGGAGCTCATCCTTCAGGATACTTCCAGTTTTCCCCTGGAGGAATTCACCCACTCGGGAATCTGTCAGGCTGGGCGCGTCCCCAACGACCATTATTTCCTGGTCAGTGTCCCCTTTTCCCCAGATGCAAACATGTTCTGAAGATTGGTTAAGATTGCAGAGTTTACATTCAGCATTTCGCATTTGATGTTTGCTTTCTTGAGAAGGTCAATTCCATCGGTAATCCGATATTGTTCATAGTATACCACTCGGACCACTCCACTGTTGATGATTAGCTTCGCACATTCCGTGCAGGGGGAAAGGGTACAGTATAGCGTGGCACCTTCAGTCGATCGGCCAGAACGAGCCGCATAGGCGATGGCATTCTGCTCGGCGTGAATCGTACGGTGACAGCCCCCATTGGCATTCGCCGCATGAAGGCACTCAGGAGTACAGTGATCAAATCCAGCTGGAGGGCCAGCGTAGCCCGCACTGATGGGTCTTCCATCCTTGTAGATAGCGGCTCCCACCTGCTTACGCCCACAGGTGGAACGAAGCGAAGTGACCATGGCATTGATCATGCCCACTTCATCTCTAGTCGGTCGGTAGTTCACTAGACTCTCCTATGATATAGTCTGGACGTCGTTGATCAGGCTGGGGGCAGATGGCCAGGATCTTCCATCCAGCATCCAGATGTCTTTGAAGCTCTTCAGTACAGGCATCCGTTAACACCTGAACTCATGTAATGCATAGAAGGCCAATTCCGGGGGACAGCTACGTTCACCTTTTGATTGATGATGGTAGCCTGGCGAGCCTGAAGCTCCTCGATCTTCTGGTTCCTGAAGACCTTGATCTCACTTATGCCCGTGTCTAGGTGCAAAGGAAACTCATCCAGGTCAATGAGATGCTCAGTATACCAACTCTCGAAAGTCCCGTCCTCCTTGAAGGATGGAGGGTTCAGTACGAAGGACCTAGCCAGGAGGGTCTGCTCCTCCGGAGTGAACACCTTTTCATATCCCAGCTTACATTTAACTAACCTCATGGCTCTCTCCTAATCTACTCAGCTTATAACACTCGGCATGGTAATACTTCATTTGAATCTTACCAAACAGTATACCACTAACCCGGATGGCATTTTCTTTCACGGGCTTCCGGCATAGTGCACAGGAGTGATGAACCTTTGGTTTCATGATAGAACGAATCGACAGGATCATCTCTGCTCTCGGTAGAAGTCGATCACCTTTCTGAGTTCAGCCACTGTGCTTTGTTCTCGCTCCAGCCAATCTTGAGTTTTGCCCAGCGCATTGAGCATACCTTTCACCATGCCCCTCAACTCTATTGCCTCATCTTCCAGTATCTCAAGACGCCTGCGTCGTATGATAATCCACGGAAACTTCATTTCATTGCCTCCTGTTCGCATAGTTCTCGAAGCTTACCGATCTCATCGGCCTTGGCTTTGTGCGTCTTGTACTCCCGCGAGCCCTGCGGAATAAAGCTGGTAAAGCATGCCTGCAACCAGCGGAACTCGGTGAGCAGCTCTGACAGTCGTCTGAAGTCTTCAGGACTCATTTCATCCATCCTAAAAGGGTTTCAATAGGGACTTCAAACCCCGCAGCGTTGCGGTGGCCACCACCCCCCAGCGCCTTGGCGATATCCGATACGTCATATTCACCGTTGGATCGAATACTACACTTGGCAATGAGTCCTTCATTAGCCAGCGTCCAACATAGTCCGAAAGTTCCTGATCTGACAGCGAGTTCGTGGCCCACGTCGGATGTCAGGTGGGGTGGGCAGTTGGCGGCGAGGCCAGTATCTTGCCAAAAGCAATCTTGCAGGCCTCCCCCAAACACTCCCGGATTCAGCGCAACCGGGAAGCTAATATCGCACTTCCTCGCCGCCCCCTTCACCACGCTCTGCACGTTCTGGTCGTGGGCGCGGAGGATGGCAGAGCCTTCTAGCTTTGTCCACTCCAAGCTGCCGCCTTGCTGTTTCGCCCAAATGTCCCACTGCTCGAAGCTCCACGGCGCACGCGACCAAAGCGCCTTGTTGAACGCCTTCGTTCCTTCAATCGCAAAGACCCAGCGGTCGTAATCGTCGATGTGTTTGATGAGCATCGGGATTTCGGCGCCATGGAACCAATTCCAGGCAATCATGGCCCCTGACCTGTTGTCATCAAGTAGGATGTCGTGGTTACCATCTTCGTAGCATCCATTGGTGTCTGAGTAGCGCATACCCTTCTCGTACTCTCCACACCACATCTCGAACGCCGTCTTGTGATGGTCGAGCCACACGACGCGCTTGGCGTGAGCAAAGAACTCGTCCATGACTGGCTTCTTGAAGCTGAAGTCCAGGATGTAGACATCACGGTCGTTCCACGTGCCTGAGAAGGCAACTTCTTCGTTGTAACTAGCGGCTACGTACTCCGCTTCGTCCCCAAGGACAGTCCATGCTGCGAACGCGGCACCAAACCCGTCGGCACAGTTGGCGTGGTAAATTACGAGTGGTTTCATAGTAACCTTTCTATCATGGACTCGAGTCCGATAAGTTTTTCGATAAGAACCATTTGACGATTACTTTGCTCACGCATAGTCGTCGCGAAATTCTTCATGGCCAGGCTTTGTTGCAAGCTAATATCGGCGGCAATTTCCAGCAGAGCTTGCCGTTCTTGCTCCAAGGCTGCAATAGCCTGAGCCCGATCACTTAGTGTTATCGAGGTCATGTATGAAAGCCTCCTGGCAGGTCATAGGGATGGATGAGCGGGTAGTCTTGCACTCATCAGTATAGAGTACCTGAGCTCGAACCTCCTCCCGAGTCATAGGGGGCGGTAGGTTGGCGAGTTGAGCGGATGTGATGATCCCAAGGATCAGGTCAGTTAACAAGTCCATAGTTTCTTTACCTCCAGTCGATGTACCTGGCCTTGCCAGTATAAGAGCTGTGACTTAACCTGGTAGTAGTTCTTGGCTCCCTTGGGAGTCAAGATAACCTCCCACTCTGACAGCTTTAACATAATCTTACAAACCATTTCAGTCCCCTTTGTGTACATATTCATTATAGGTCAGAAGGGTATGTCGTCATCAATCCATTCCTGGTATTCTTCTCGGGTCACCTTAGTTTGGATCCAAGCATGTGCCATCTTCCAAGCTGGCTCCCCCAGGAAGTGCCGAGTAGCATTATCCACCTTAGCTACCAGGTGAATCCGACCTCCAGACCCGTAGTAGCTACGTATTGAGATATTCCTCATATTGCCCCCTGAAGCAGTGAAGTGAAGTGATGTGAGTCGTGAGGGTTCCAGGCAGAACACCCCTCCACTCGGTTTTCTCCAGGACCCAGAGCATGAGCCTCACAGCCATATACATATCATTGTGCCAGTGATTGTAAGCATCACAGGAGCGAAGGTAGTACACACAGTGAAGCTTCTCATCCCGACGTATGAAATGCCAGCCTAGGGAGCAGGGAGCGCGGCCCCCATGCACTGCTCCGGTATCCTCAGGGAAGAACATGGGGAGGAAAGCCTGGCGTGTCAGTGGGTCACGTTTCAGCAGATTGACGACGTCGTTCAGGTCCCCATAGTCATACAGGATACCCCTGCGTGGGGATAGTCCCATGATAAGGTCGGGCTCCGGTACCTTAGAGGGGGGAACCTTACGAGCGAATTTTGGCCAGATGCGTTCCATATAGTTGTGGTTGAATGTCCCATCGGGAAGCAGGAACTTGGCCGCTCCGTCGCCTTCCCGCCACTTAGCCCACTGAGTTCCCGGGTTCATGGGGTATCCGGAGACCCGCTCCTCGAAGTGATCGTCAGCCCAGGGGAGATCGGGTGCGATGTCATCCTGGTAGTCAATCTGAACCTGGACGGTTGAGGAATGGTTGAGTATCTCATATGTCTGCATGAACAGGCTCTTAGACACATCCTTACCTTGCCAGGTAAGCGGAGCAATCAGTGGGGCTGATTTGAATAGTTCCTTGATTTCCGACCGAACATCACTAAATGTCTTCATGCTTACTCCTATTTATTATCTTTGATATGGTAGACCTACAGACGTTGAACTTCACTGATAGAGCCTGTTGAGTTAAGGTAGAGGTAATTATCTCCCTCCCTTGATCTGAAGTTAACTTACCACCTACTCCATTTGGTGTCCTCCATGAATGGTTCAGCTTTATCTTACTAACCCTAGAAATGGATACCCCATACTCTTTAGCAATAATCCTCCTAGCACGGGTATCAGCTCGGATCAATTCTACCTGAGAAAGACTAAGTTTAGCTCTACCATGGTTCTCCCCAGAGGGTCTCTTCCACCCATACAGGCGTCCCTTGTTGACAGCATCAAGCATATTCTCCAGGTGAGTTCCTAGGAAGAGATGCTCAGGATTTACACAGCTGGGATTGTCACACCGATGGCACACCTCCAGATCTGGGGGGATGGATCCATGATGGATTATCCAGGAGGTTCTATGTGCATAGTGGTCTAATCCATACTTGACTGAGTACTTATTGTGCTTACCATACCCATTCTCGAAACGTCCAGCGATCCACTCCCAACAACCATTATCCAACTTTTTATACTTGGAGTGAAAGGCTAAAAGGTAACGGTTAGGAATCATGTCACTATGCCTATAAGAGTAATATAGACATTATGACACTACGAATCACTTTCTTCAGTATCTACATACTCCCCTGGTTCAAAGCTTGCTCCATTGTCTCGACAATATCCAGCTAGCTTATGGCAATCTAGCTTATCCCGGGTTATCTGCCACATTTTTACTCTATGCTTATACCCAAATCTACACTCCGGCTCGTAAAACTTCGCTGTGGCGTTCAAGAAGGTTCGGTAGTACTTGGGATCGGCAGCCTTCAGGTGCTCATAGAATCCGATGGGGTCAGTATGCTGGAACAGGATCGGTGCGAAGAGGGCTGTGAGAAAACAATTTGCGAAGTATAGTCGGTAGGCTCGAGGAGTATGAGCAAGGCCACACTGCTCCAAGATAATTGGAAGCAAAGCATAGTCAGCGGTGTGCTTTTGGATGAGCTCAGTAGATCGGTAAATGACATCGACCTCGGTAAACTTCGGCGTCTGAGTGATAATGATGGACCGTATACAATGACCTTGAGATCGGGTATCTTTCTTTTCTCCCACGGTGTTGAGGGCGATGGATGTGTGAGGGGATGACCTTCGGGCCAGTAGCTTGGTTCGGGCGGCATTGACTTCCTCCTGATTGAAATAGTTTCGCATCAGCTGTTTGATCTTTCCCCCCTTATATCCTAGCTGCTCCAGGTCGGGCACTGGCAGGGTGGGCATGGACCAGGTTTGCCCGAGGACGATCTTACGAACTCCAGTGTAGATCGACTGGGACTGAGGTACGGATGCTACTTTATACGCTAATTCGACTAGCAATGTGCTTCTCCTTGAAGTATGTTACACAGGTCTTACAGTTACATCCTATACGTAGTCCATCGGGGGTAGGGGGAAATTCTGCTCGGGGTTTCTGTAGCTTGCATGACTTGCAGGTTATGAGTGCTTCCGCTGGAATGAACCTCATTGTAGTCTTAAGCTCCCATCCTGATAGGCTTCTCGGTTGTCCATCGCATGGTGGATCACGATTCCATCCTCATCCGCTTCATCAGGATGACACCAACAGTCTGGGGTGGGCTCATGTTCTCTAAGGTCATCTATAGGAATGACGTGGTAACGAATCATCTGGTAGGTAAGGCCCGAAGATGAGTGAATCCTGACCCAGAGGGAATGTCCACTAGAGCCTGTTGCATAGCGCCAAGCGGGGTCATAGCTGAGTAGATCCCAATGGGGCGCCACACTCGGGAGTCCTTCTGACCACTAACCTGATGAGGGTATCCTCTAGGACTCATGCTGTGCGCTCCTTGGCTATGGCTGCGATATGTTCTTTCGCCCATCGGTTGTACTCGTAGTCCATAGCGTTCACAGTTGCTATCTTCAACAGCACGGACTCAGCCTTCTCGCACCGTGCGCGGAGGTCGGCTATCTCATCATATAGAATTTCAATCGTGTAGTTCGGATTGCATATCTCGCAACCGTCGCCAAGAACTCTTATTGCCATAGAGCATTTGCACCCTTCTCCGTTGCTCATGCTTCTTCCCCTTTCTGATACTGTTCGATGTCATAAAGCGCTGTTTCGTACGCGGCATCCTTCGGAGACGACCCACGAATTGCGTAGTGGCACACTTCAATCAGGGAGTTAGCCTTGGCGAGCTTCTTCTCCTGCTGCCCGTACTGCCCCATGAACTTACTAAGGTCGATGTTCAACTGCTCACGCTCGGCTTCCAGCACCTTGATTCGCTCGGCTTGCGTATCAAACTTCCGGCAGATTGCTTCAGCAGAGTGACCACCTGGGCCGTGTTCGTCCTCCGTATCGACGCCAGCCAGCGTCAAGTGAAGGTGATGCCCGATACGGCTAATTGCTCGGTCGAACTGCTCGACGCGTAGTCGAAGGTAATTGACGCTTGACGCATTCTCGGTGATCTTGGCCTCCAATAACTGATACGGTTCAGCCTCAGTCATGCACGTGCATGGATAGCGGCCTTCTTCACGATTCTCTAGCCAGCCGGTATTGTTGCAGTCGGCGCAGACCATGCCCTCATGAAGCGCGAGAAGTCGTTCAATCTCATGGATTGGATCACCTTCTTCCTCCATGCCGAGTAACGATAGAATCCGGCAGTAATTATTAGCGTCCTCTTTTTCAACAGGAACAAGTTCCGCGCATCTGGCGCACGGTGCGGCGTGGTCGTAGAGCGGGATAGTTCGAGCAACAGCTTCTCTTGGCAGGGGATTGACGAGTAAAAGCTCTTGTGAGTTGATGTAGTACTGGGCGATAGGCTCCTGCGCCGCTACTGGCTTATCTTGGCTCATGGCGTCACTCCTGCGGCTGCGATAATTGCTTTGAACTGCGCAAATATCTCATTCGGCACATATTCCTTATCCGAGTATTCGAGCAACTTCTGGATACGCTCAATCGGAACCAGCGCCATGCCTTCTGGTATTTGCGGGGCGAGGAATAGCGGATACGCTTTGTAGCGCATCGGTTCAATGCCATCATCTAACTGCCCCTGCACTCTATCGTTGATGTGTTCTTGTGCCGCTTCCGGCCATGAGCAGATGTAGTCCCATACAGGCTGTTCAGGATTAGGTTCGCCTTGTTCGTATTCAAGAACACCGTAAGCGACCGCCTTTCCCCCCTGCTCTGCAAGATAGGCTTCAATCACTAGCTCTGCAAATCGGTCAAGGTTGTATCGGTGAAATGTAGTTTCCTCTCCGACATACACAGCCTTACAAACTTCCAGCGCAAGCCGTTCGATCAGTTGCTTATCCATGTTCTTTCTCCAATCCCTTCAGAAGTTCGTCGTGTTTTGCTCGGCATACGCTTTCAAAGTCAATAGCGTCGTACTCAGCGCAAGAGTTAGCATACAGCTCTGCCGCTTCCATCCAGATCGCAGCCTTAAGCCGCGCAAGGATTTGGGCGCTGGTGTCGGGAGTGGCGAGTGCTTTGTCAGCCATTCGCAGACCTTTGCCTTCTTCTCTGGCGTAATCGACCATAGCCTGCAACGCTTCCCGCATCTCCTGCAACTGCGCCGCCAGTGCATCGCGCTCGGTAGCATCTACTGCACACTGAATGATTAGCGCTTCTTGTCTAGAGATATTGGCGGACTGCTCGACCACCGTCTGTTTGAGCCCCCTGTTCTCGAGCTGAGCTAAGGCGAGTTCTGCTTCGAGGTTCAAGCATTCTTGCTCGGTTCTCATTTCGCTACCCCGCGCCAAGGATCATCCTGGGAACAGGAGACACCAAAGCTCCACATGGCACCTTCGGGCGTCTCGGACCACAGTCCCCAAATCTTGCCATTCCAGTATTGGTAACCCAGCAACTTGCCATGCCCATCCATCTGTTGATAGATACCTTTGCGAACGGGCTTAACAGTGCCATCGAACCATGGGGTCAGTTTCATATCTTATACTCCTTTGGATAACAGGTGAAAATGAAATCCCCAACCAAGTCCCCGTAACCATTGCAGAAGGACAGCGCGAAGCGAGTGGTGAGGGCTGGGGTAGAGCATCTCTGTGGTGTGAACAAGATCACCAGGTCAATGAGGATTAGTAGTATGAGCAGGATTCTAGTCATGGTCCCACCAAAAGGGTATGCTGCGATTGGTCCAGTGGGCAAAACTGGCTTTGGCTCCCCGATAGTACTTCCGATATGCCTGAACGGGGTCAGCATCCTGGAACTCTGGTGGCATGCACTGAACAAAAGGGGTGATGCCAACGGGGAGGTGTGGAGGCGGCAGATGCTCGATGACATCCTGACACTTATGACGCTTATGGTAGCGATGGGTGTACTCAGCGCAGAGAGCCCGGGCGTGCCGCTTAAGCCAGAAGAAATTGGTTTCGTTAGTACGTGCCCAGACCACGCAGGGGTGGTTCGCATGAGTGGGCCGGTAAGGACCCCCAACCACTGTAGATAAGATCTGGGTAGCCTCTAGCGTCATCTTCACCACATGTTTATCAACCTGATACTGAGCAGCGAGGATGGGGTTGGTATCTAAGATGAAGATGTTAATTTTGGCTCTCCCCTGTTTGAAAGAATAATTATACCCCAGATTGGATGCGCTGCTCATTGATCTTCTTCTTATGAAAGTATTGTTCATAAGCGTCGATCTCGTGATAGAAGAAGGTCTGCAGGAGCAGGAAGAGATGCTTGGAGATGTGATGACGGAACTGATCTGGTGGAGTAGGCTTCGGCTGCTGTTTCCAGGGTTTAGCCTTCAGTAGGTTGATTCCCCGGACCAGTTCCAGGAAAACCCCCGAAAAAACGGGGTCAGTGTCCCAGCACTCGATCGGACCGTGATCCATTACCTGGGCTGGCGTGATCCCAATAATCAGGCATAATTCCACTGAAAAGTGTAGGATGTCAGCCATCTCTTCAGCAAACGACTCTGGAGGAGCCATAAGGGCCTCACCCATTTCTTCAGCGACCCACCATGCGAATTGGCGAATGCGATCCTGCCCTTCCCGGGACTGAATGTCCACGGGCCACTCGGGGGGAGAGTACCCATTCGCTAGCTCGATGGGGTGGAACTTGTGAGCGAGCGAGGACTGGTGAGCAAAGATTTCAGTGAGCTGCAGAGTGGATAGCATTCTTCAGTTCCTCATACTGGTTGGGTTGAGTGTAGTCATACGTGAAATCAGGCTGAAGCAGGGACATCAGGTCGTCGTATCCCTGGAGGAGCTTAATGGCATTGGCTGTGACGCCTTCCATCTGATCCCTGTCCAGGATGTTAGCGATGACCCTGGACGTAGGCGGCCGACAGTAGACCAGGAAGTGATTCTCCCGGATTCGGTGAGCTAATCCCAGGTCTGAGTGCGTATGGTTCCTCAGAAGCGATCCATAGACCAGGTCTGAGATGGCTGGATGCCTATCCAGGAGGATGGACTGAGGGCAATCTTCACACCAGCCATGATAATGCTGAATGGCCAGCTTTGATCCTGGTCGCCCATTGGATCGAGCAGTCGCCATTCGTAGGTCAGTGGCTAGACTGAGGATGAGCGTGGACTTACCACTGTTGTCCATTCCTTCGACAATAATCATTTGAGTATATCCTCATGAAAGTTGACCTTCAACATATAGTTCAGTGTGTAGAGCTCAGTGGGCTGATCCAGGAACTGAAGAGCTGGGATGCACATCCTGGACATCAGTATAGCCGGTCCGGACGACCTCAACAGCTTGATCTTCTCGTTATCCCTCCATAGCAGGATAGGGACAATCGGCTGGCGAAGTATATGGTTGAGATCCTTGAGCATGACCTCCACTAGGTGTTCTTCCAGTGAGTCGGGGTGATCCGACACTACCGCTAGGGTGAGGTAGTTGAAGTTGTGGATCTCCGAAACTGAATATGGTATGTCGAAGGACATGCTGGGTGGCCCCATTCGGCAGTCAAAGTTCTCTTCAACCCATTGGATTAGCTCTTGAGTGTTCATCCTTTGCCTTTCTCTTAATGGAGTTGATGCGTGTGAGGGGCAAATCGAGTTGCCTCGCGATGAGCACGGGCTCTCGGGGGTCAGCTTTGATCTGAGCGTATAGTTCGTTGTCAATCTTTCTTCTGGCTTTTCTCATGTGTACTCCTTTGACGAAAGTATGCGTAAGCGGCCTGATAGCCCTCCCACTGATTATCAGTCAATTTGGCCGAGTGATCCACCACTATATCCGACAGGTTGAGTCCTCTCCAGTGGTCCTCCAGGAAAGTTGGCGGCTTGATCCGCAGATCCTCCCGCTTGATCCTGTGAGCGAGCTGGCGTGGGTACCATAGGTCATTGTTAATCCAGATGAAGACGGCGTCCTTAGGAGCATCTAGCATCTGCTTCATGGTGATGCCTGTTTCACTAGACATGATTGATAGCTAGCAATCCAATAGCGGCTACTGCCAGTATACCCGAATGACGGCGAGTCCGCTCGATAGTCTGGGTTCCATGGTTGGCCTTCCATGCGGTCTGGTATAGATGCATGCGTTTTTCATATGGTATAGCGAGGATCTGATCCTCTGGTATCAGGGTCTGTCCTTCGAGCTCACTGAGAGTCTGGAGCTCTTTCATCAGGAGTGGGTTCAACTGGGTGTCCCTCAGCTTTCGGTGGGCTTCCTCTCTGGCTTGAGCGATGCCCACTGCCTGAGTGATGCGTTCTTCGCGGGTTCCTCTTTGTCTGGCCTGTCCCATGTATGTCCCATGTTAAAAAATTGGAATAAACATTATAAACCTATTGTCCCACTGGGATAACCGCGGGGATATAATGATCGAGTTACTAAATAAGTGGCGTGACGAGGAGGGAGAGGATGTTCAGCTTATCGGAAGTAGCCCAGCGATTAGGTAAGCCTTATCACTGGGTCAAATACATGGTGAATACTCGGGGACTCGGGTCTCGTGTTGGTCGAGCAATCATCCTTAATAATAATGATGTTAGAGTTCTGGAGGAAGTAAAACATGCCAACGGCACTGCGTGATGTACCCAAGCAGGTTCAATCGCTATATGACCATGGCATTAAGAGTGTCATCCCCCTATTCAAAGGCAAGTCTCCAGGGTACGCCAACTGGAATAAAATCACAGAGGAAGAGAGCCAGGAAAAATTCTGGGGGTGGACTGAGGGTGATAAGCCTGTCAATTACGGTATACGTCTTGGCAAGGATTTTGGTGATGTATGCGATATAGACCTTGATAGCTCTGAGTCGCGTCGGCTGGCTAAGTATTACCTGCCTGCGACGGCAATGTTCGGTCGGGGTGGAGCTGTTACCCATTACCTGTATAGACAGATAGGTAAGAAGGGGAAAGAAGGCAGCACACGCTTCCAGTGGGATAAGCGGGATGAGAAATCGGTCCTGCTGGAGCTGAGAGCATCAGGACAGACCATGGGACCTGGTTCGGTTCATCCAGTAACTGGCGAGAACATTGAGTGGATGTCTGAGCGAGGTGTAGGCCTGCATGAGATCGAAGGGGGGGATCTGGGTAAGCGCGTGCGTATGCTGGCTGCGGCATCTCTGCTGTTGCGGGACTGGCAGTCTGGGGGGCGCGACGAATTGGCCGTCTGCCTGATCGGGTCAATGATCCGGGGAGAGTGGGATTGCGGAGATATTGATGCGTTCATCGGTCCCATCCTCCTGGAGTCAGGGGATGAGGAAAGCAAAGGGCGCTTCAAAGCGGACCGCCTAGCTGACGAACTGAAGAATGGTGGTCGAGTACCTGGACTCAAGCGCCTGCGGGAGCTATGTTCGGGTGGGGGTCTTGGGAGCGCAGGATTTGATCGAATCGTCGAGTGGCTTGAGCTGGCGGGTGGTGATATCATTGAAGAGATCAATGGTGAATTCGCCGTCGTTACCTTACCAGGTGGCGGTGGAGTCTCGGTGATGCGTGAATCGGGGACTGAAGGGGTTTCGTTCCTTGATCGTCAGAGTTTTGGCCTGCTGTATGGTAACAGGAGCGTGCGGGTCGGGGGTCGGGATGTCACTGCGGATAAATTCTGGATCGCTCATAAGGATCGTCGTGAGTACCTTCGCGGGGTGGTCTTCAAACCAGGGCAGGAGGTGGGAGCTGGGGAGTATAATCTCTGGCGAGGCTTTAGCGTAGAGGAGAAGGAAGGTGGAGACTGGAGTCTGTTTAAGGAACATATACTGCGGGAGACCTGCTGTGGCAATCAAGAGTACTATACATGGCTAATAGGTTGGATGGCTCATCGGGTCCAGAGGCCTTGGGAAGTTCCAGAATCGTGCGTCGTGCTCATAGGGGAAAGAGGGGATGGTAAGGGAACATTCTTTAAGATCTTCGGCAGGTTGTTCGGCAGGCATTACATGACAGTGACGCAATCGTCTCACCTGGTTGGTAAGTTCAATAAGCACCTGGCTGATAAGGTGCTTGTCTTTGCCGACGAAGCGGTCTGGGGCGGTAATAAGGAAAGCGAAGGGGTCCTGAAGACCATGATCTCTGAAGATTCTCGGGTCATTGAAATTAAAGGGAAGGATGCCTTCACGGTTCGCAACTGTACGGCCTATGGTATAGCTTCAAATAATGATTGGGTGGTTCCTGTCGGTCGGCATGAGCGACGGTTTTTAATCCTGCACTCCACTGGTAGGTATCGTGGGGACCTGGAATACTTCGATCGGCTGTATAGTGCTATGAGTGAGCGAGAGGCTGATGGAGTGGATGGTCTAGCGGGTATGCTCTATGATTTGCGTCGAGTGGACATCTCGGGGTGGCGTGGCAATAAGCCTCCACGTACAGGAGCGTCTGTAGAGCAGCTGATCCAGGGCATGGAAACCTGGGTTCAATACCTGGTTGAGTGGGCTCAGACTCTGGGGGATAAGTGGGACTGTCGGGAGTGGAGGAGCACCCATTACGCTGGATATGCTTCTTTTATGGAGCGGCAGGGGCACCGACATCCAGCGGTCATAGCGGAGTATTACAAGAAGTTCAAGAGGGTGTTTGGGGACATCGAAACTGTGAAGCGTAACCGCTGGGTAGAGTATGGCGGTGGGTACACTGGGGGAAAGGAAAGTCGAGAGCATATCCTGATCTTCCCTGGTAATGCTTCGTGGATTCGAGGGAAGATAAATGAGTTCTGTGGGATTGATGTATTTATTGATACGTGATAATAATCAGATGTCCTGGGAATCAAGATAGATGGGTATGCAAATGGCATACCCATTTATTTTGTTGGAATATGACAAGGACAGTGTGCTATTGGGAACCATTCCCGATTAAATCCTCCATTTTTCATAATGTGGGAAATGAAGGGGATTTTTCTCCTGAGTCGAGGGGTTTTTCGCCACTCAGAGTGATCCTGGTGGGTGGTCAAAAAGGTTATATAAATCAGTGGGTTGGGCTAGATCTAGCAAATCTACTGGATCGCGGGGGTTTTTATTCCCAGTGATTATATTTTTTTGTCGCAATTTTCACATATTCATCTATTCATCTCTTTACTGTATATTTTTATATTTATTAATTTATTAAAAGTCTAATAGATCTAATAGAAGTTATCCCAGGTCACTGATTTATATCACTTTTTTTAATCTATACTGCACACCCCTCAAGCTATCAGAACGACAGTTGAGTGACATGATGACATGATCACAGTGTACTATTTTTTTTAGGACAAATAAATGGGCCATTCTCAGGCCCATTCGGTAGGATCAAGACTCGATAATCAGTGTGTGATCCTCAGAAAGGATTGGCTAATAGGACGGCCAGTAGGTATGGCAGCATTCATTCCAGCATTAGCGCCTTCAGCACTCTGCCTGGTCTGGCTCTCCTTACCCTTCAGTTCGTCCCCGTAGGCTTCATCCATTACCTGCTTCCGGACATCCTGTACCCTGACCAGCGCGGTGCAGCTGGCGCTAGCATCAGCGTCTGCTCGGTCCTGGACCATGGCTTTGAGCCTGGCCTGGATCACTGCGGCGTACCCATTACGGAAGGCCGCAGCGTCAGCCTGGGACCTTCCTTTGCTGGCTGTATAGCAGGACGTCACTAATATCCCCTGAAGCCACTGGGCAAGCTCTACGTCCTCTCTGGGGCCACGGAAGTGAACCACTCCCCGTCCACTGGAGGCGCGTGTACGGGTATATAGCTTAATCCCCCAAGCTATGACTCCTATCCAGGTTGGGACTTCAGACGGGTTCTTCTTCCCTGGTCGGCATCCCACTGCTTCCCCGGATATTAGGTCGAACTGTTCGCGGAGCTCAGCCTCCTGGAGGTCGGCCAGGCCAATGTCATGCTTGGCCATGAAGGCAGCTGCCATTCTCGAAGCGTTGGCCCGTTCCCCGTCAGTGGCACCAGGATCATTGGCCAGTGCCAGGAGCTTTCGGATTTTATCTCTCATTAGAACACCTCGATGCAGCAGTGGTTGTGATTAAAGGAGAAGGTCAGCCCAGTGGCTTTCTCAGCCCGTCGAGCTTCCCGGATATTAGGGAAGACGAAGCGAGTTCCCCAGAAGTCCAGCTTGAATTCTTCTTCAGTGAAGGGAATACTTTCGGCCCTGAGGGTCCGACGGATTTTATCCCTCATTGCATCCACTCCTCAAGAGTCTGGACTTCCTGACCAGTGGCCGAATAGGACACCGCCCAGTAATGACCCTGCTTAGGGACTGCGTCCAGGATTCGAGCCTGAATGTGGCACTCCTCAGCCACTTCCTTAACCTGAGCCTTAGCGGCATGGGCCGACGCTGCATACACTACCATCTGCGCTTTCATATATAGCTCCTCAGCTATGTGGGTGAAGGAGTAGGAGCCGTGCCTGCCCAATTGGGCAGTCAGCCCCTGCCCTTCGCCATCACTCAGCCTTGAGGAGGCACTTACGGACAGCGTTCAGTTCGTCAGAACCCTTCTGCCACTCCCAGCGTGATCCCGTCCCGATATTGCCCTTAGCCTTGCGGAGCATCCGGCGGGCGATCCGGGGTTCAAGTTCCAGTTCGAAGCACAGTTCCTTCAGCGTGACCAGGTTTGGGTCGCGGGCCACAGGCTCAGCGGTGGCAGCTTTCTTTTCCTTCTTCGCTTTGGCCGGGGCGGGTTCGTTGTGGGCTGCCTGGTTCAGTTCGGCAGCAGGCCCGCCAGCAGTGTTCAGCGCCGCTTCAGCGGCAGCCACGCAGGCCGGGCAGTATCCAGCAGCGTTCAGTTTTTCAGTGGCGTCGCAGCCAGCGCAGGTCGGTTTGTCACTCTCCTCCCACTGACGGATCACCAGCTTCTTCTGGACCTGGTATTCCTCGCCGTTAGTGTCGCGGACGAACCAGGTAATGCCACGGTTCTTCAGGATGGTCGCGGTGCGGGATACGCCTTGATGTTTGAATTCGATGCAGATGGCCATGATATTTCTCCAGGTTGTGATCGGAGGGGAAGTCCCTGTCGATGAATTCATTCTACCAAGAGTTGGGTTGGTCCGTTGACCTAGACCAAAATATATTTTAGGTAGGACATTGGTATGTCACTAACTAATACCCATGCGTCTGCGCGTACGCATATATACCTTTGTTGCCTGGATGTAAATGGGTAGGGTGAATAGGATACTGACATACCCCAGCATACCAGGATGATAGGACAGTAGGGTAGGACACTGTGATGGATGCGTCGGGTGCGGAGCACCTGGTCTCGTATGCATACAGCATATATGACTATGGCATAAGCGCAATCGAGCACCCCAGCGACCCCCAAATGCTTATGTAAATTGAGCTTCCATCACCAAATTTACATTTGCTAATTTCCAATTATCCCATTGGAATATCAAGGATCAAGGTTCCCACCCTATCGAACTTGTCGTGGTATAATCTCCCACATGGCCAACCTCACCGTCGTTAGATCTCATCCCAATCCCATAGACCAAGAACAGGTCGAACACCTCTCGGGTATGGGAGCCTCTCGATCTTTCATCGCCAATCACCTCCACATCACCCCTGAGCAACTCGAGCTTCACTATCCCCAACAACTCTCCTCGGGTCTGGAAGAAGCCAACCTTCGGGTTGCCCGAAAGTTCTTCGAGATGGCATCCTCAGGTCGCTACCCTCTGATGACGGTTCAATGGATGAAGATGCGAGCCAACTGGTCAGAAGCAACCCCCTCTACTTCCGTGACCGCAGAGGAACTCGAGGAAGAGAGACTCCAGGCCCAAGAGAAGCTCCTCACCCTCCTCAATAGAGGAAAATAGAGTGTCGCTGCAGTCAGCGGCAATCTTGAAACCGCAAGACCTTCCAGCCCTATCCACGAGAGAGCTTCTCGCCTTAGTTCACTCATGGGATTTATGGGCACGACCTGAGCAGCTTCCACCTGATCACCCCTCATCCTCCCTTTACAACCCAGACGACCCCAACACCGAGTGGGACATCTGGATCGCCCTAGCTGGTAGAGGATTCGGGAAAACGAGGATGGGAGCAGAGCAGATCCTGCGATGGGTTGATCAAGGACACCGACGCATCCATATGATCGCACCAACGACAGCAGACACTCGAGACGTCATGGTAGAAGGCGATTCAGGCATCCTCGCATGCGCTCACCCTGATAAGCGTCCCTTGTATGAGCCCTCCAAGCGACGCCTGACGTTCCCCAACGGGGCCATCGCCCTCCTCTTCAGCGCGGAAGAGCCAGAACGCTTACGAGGCCCGCAATGCGATTGCCTATGGGCTGATGAGCTGGCTGCTTGGCAGTATGTGCAAGAGACTTGGGACCAAGCCATGTTTGGTCTACGCCTTGGTCAGCATCCACAGATGGTCATCACGACGACGCCTAAGCCCCTCCCTCTGGTCCGCCAGCTGATCGAGCAATCGAAGCAAGATCCTAAGGGAGTGGTCATCACCTATGGATCTACGTATGACAACAAGGCTAACCTGGCTAAGAGCTTCTTCCGCAAGATCGCTCAGTATGAGGGCACTCGCTTAGGCGACCAAGAGCTCCATGCGAAGATGATTGACCCGAACGAGTCAAGCATTGTGAAGAAGAGCTGGTTAAAGCTCTTCCCTCACTCAATCGACCTACCACAGTTCGAGTACATCCTTCAGTCATATGACACGGCATACACCGATAAGACTCTGGACAAAAAGAGCAAAGACCCTGATCCCTCTGCTCAGACTACGTGGGGCGTCTTCAAGCTCACTCTGCAAATGAAGCGCTCCCTCAGCTTACCCGAGGCTACCCCTTATCAGTATGGTGTTCTCCTGCTCGACGCATGGACTGACCACCTTGGATACCCTGAGCTGCGGATCAAAGTCGCTAAGGAGTATGACCAGTCCACCTTTAATGAGAGAAGGGTAGACACGGTTCTGATAGAGGATAAGGGGTCGGGCATCTCCCTGCGCCAGGATCTCGGCCGAGTCATTCCAGTTCATGCATTCAACCCCGGAAAAGCGGACAAAACTCAGCGCTTGCATGCTGTTTCCTACATACCCTGTGCCGGAATAGTCTTTATTCCCGAGAGTCGTTCATTCCCAGGAAAGACAATCACCTGGGCGGATGAGTTTATTGAGCAGCTTTGCTCCTTCCCTCTGGTTGAGCATGATGACTATGTGGACACCACGAGCCAAGCTTGGCAGTATTTGAGAGATCTGGGCTACCTGTCTATTGATGTCTCCTCTGCGGATGATGAGGAATTCGACGATTATATCGAGAATAAGAGAAAAAATCCCTACTCAAGATAGCCAGTGGGTATATAATACTCGCATATGGATCCATCAGTCCTCAATGCTATTTACAAAGCGGTCAAGAGGCTCTCCTCTTCCGCTCCAGCCATTGAACAGGCCATGGAAAGGACCCGTTCCCTCGAGGTTCCCCTCGAGCTCATAGCCCCTAATTCTGTAGCTCGATCCGTGATAGGCGCATCTCCGCCTCGAATGGATAGAGCCAACTGGGGTGCAACAGTGATGACCCCTTCTGATTTCCTAGCCGCTTCTCCGCCACTCACAGACAGAGATGCCAGGATAGTAGAGAAACTCAAAGCTCAGATTCAACAGCAGCAGCTCAAGAACCTGCCTGAGATCCATGTGGATAGAGTAGGAGACTCTCCTCGCTTGCAGCAGGATGGTCGCCACCGCATGTCAGCTCTTCAGCAACTGCAAGGGGATGATCCAGTGCTAACACACATCATTCAAGGGAGTGATTACAACCTACTTCCTACCGACCCCAGATTCTATGCTCCAGGAACCATGGCCTTAGATTATAAAGGCGCTAATCCCTCTTCACCACTGGACGTCCTCAGACAACAGCTACTAGCGCCGAATGGCACTGACCTGATCAAGATCAATCCCCTCTGGACTAATTGATATGCCGGTATTCGCGCCAGGACAGCTTATGTCTCCAAGAGAGAGACAGGCGGCCATTGAATCAGGAGCCATGCTCCCCGAAGACTTCATACCCACCTCTTCAGCTCCCACGCCAGCTCCGAAGACATATGACAACCGCCCT